CCATATAATAACGCATTTTCAGCATTATCGCCTAACCAACTTGTACCTGTAGACGATACGGTAATTGACTCTGGCCTATAAAAGTAATGCAACTCAGCGGTAAATGATGCGTTTGGCGTTGGAGCTACTATAATGGTGCTTTCATTGAAAATTGCGTAATACTTGGGAACACCAGTAACCGCGCTTGATGGATAGGCTTCTCTAATAAAGTTAACATCTTTATTCAATAAGTACTCATACCCACTGTTATCAACAGCTAAAGAATAAACGCCTAAGTAGTCGGTAGGCGCAGACAAGTATTGATTATCTGCTGTTAAAGAACCTGTTACATTTTTTCTGAAGTCAGGAAGCTGTACGTCTTTTATTATCCTTTCTTCTGCTTGAGTGATAATGTTTGGCAGGTTATCCACAAATGTAGTTTCAGTTGTTTCTAGATAATCTTGTATTGTTTCTTTTAGCGTAGTGTATGTGAATGCCATTAGCCTATTACCACCTTAACTTTTCCTACATTGCCTTCTATATCTAACCCCACGGTAAAGCTTCCTAATTCAGTAATGCCACCGCCAACAGGGTTAAACGCAAATAAACGTCTACTTTCATCCAAAGCCCTGTCTGGGCGTGGATTTAATAAAGATTGATTGTCAGATATAGATAATTTTCCCAGTTGTAACTGAGGTTGATCAACATCAACAACATCTTTTCCAACTAGCAAGCCATTCCATCTTTGGTTTTCAATCTGCGGAACAAGGTCTGTTAGCTTATAGCGAAAACCAGTCCTGTCACAAAATCCAAAGGCTCTTTTACCTTTTGATGCCGTCAAAACCTATAGCCTCCCGGAGTTACAAACAACGAGGCTTTTTCTCTGTCTGCATCTGCGGCAAGATTCCATTGCTCTTCATACTCAGCCTTGAGAAGAGGAGCTTTCTGGTTTGCCTCAATATATTTAACGCTAAGGTGATATGCAAGCCCTGCAATTAAACAAGGCAAAAACCTTAACGGAACATCCATGTTATTTGATGCAGGCGATCCAGTGTCTTCAACTCTTTGCATAAAATAGTAAACAAGAGTGTAATCTTCTTGGCTGTCAGGAACAGGCCAAAGATTAATAGTAACTGCACTAGGGTCTTTTTCAAGAAAATACTGAACAGGCTTACCTTCTGTTAACTTGTTAGATAGATGAGCGTACTGGCTTATTGATATTCTTGTTAGTGTTTGATCGAACTGACTGTCAGTGCTTCCAGAGTTTGTTCTTACAAAAGCTTCAATGATATCAAGAACATCACCACTTAATGTATAGTTACCATCTCCACCAGTAAGAGCTTGAGTTCCTTCTTGAACAGTCCAAAGGTTTAAACCTCTGTTTTGCCACTCAAGCATAAGAAGATTAATGCTTCTTCTTGCGGTTCTGTAATCATAGCCACTACGCAACTCTAGCCCTGCTCTTTCAAAAGCCTCTTCAATGGCATCGCCAAGGTCTAGGTTAAAGTTGTATGTTCCGCTAGTTGCCATTTTTATTTCCTTTTAGATTTAGCCCCAGAACATTTCCATCTTTTACGAGACAAGTTGTTTGGAGTATTAGGATCATTTTGTTTTTTCTTAGAAAGACCTTTCTTAATACCTAGACTCCTAGCGCAATAACTATCTCCTTTTGATGTTCCTGCACGAACTCTTGGGCCACCACCTTTAGCTTTGCCTGCTTGACCGTAGCTAACTTTCTTTCCAGAAGAGGTTACTTTAACCTTTGCTTTGCCTTTAGAAGGTTTGCTGTTTGCCACTATCTGTGCCTCGCGGTCTTTTTAGCAATCTTTTTTGGTTGCTTGCTAAATTGTTTTCCTTTTTTTGTATCGGCTTTTTTCTTTTTAGATGTAGCCGCATACTCTTTGTCTGTTAAGGATTCTCTTGCTTTTTTAGGCAAATATCTTTCACCTGTAGCCTTCTTTCCTTGAGTGCTATTTTTTCCTGACTTTGTTCCCCATTTTTCTTTAGTCCATTTATCTAAAGACTTCTGGGATTTTTTTTTTGCACTTCCGCCTTTAATCTCTTTACCCGCTTGTGCGCGTGAAATAGCCATTATTTTTTGCCTTTGACCTTTGCCTTGGCTTTAGCTGATAAATCTTTTAGATGAAATAACTTTACACTTGTTTTAGTGTGTGACTTGTTAGTATGCAAAGTGCCATCAGACATTTTGTGGTTAGAACCTTTATGCTCAGTTCCATCCCTTTTGTAATGTTTTACACCCTTCATTTGTAACCTCCACCCGCTTCCTTATAAGCTTTTGCAAGCATCTGAGCTTTTCTTGCAGACCATTGACCTGATTTTCCGCCTTTAGTGCCTGCTTTAATTCTTGAAAATTGACGCTTACGCATAGCAGGCTTTGTATAGTTGCCTGCTGAATTAACAGTTGATTTAGCTTTAGCTTTTTTTTCTGCCATTTCTAGACCTATTTGTTTTTCTAGATGTGACCCTTAGATTTTTAGCCTTGTTGTTGCTTGTATTTCTGTCTTTATGGTCAACATCTTTACCGTCACCTTTGTGAACAAGGCCTTTCTTTTCCATCAGCTTTCTAGCTTTATTTCGCTCGGCCCTGCGTTTTTTTTCTTCAGGTCTTGAATGAAAGTTTTCATACTCAAGCTTATAATTTCTAGCCATAAGATTTTAATACTTTTAAAATAATGCTGTAAGTATCGCCGCTAGAGTGACCAACGGTAGTTAACATAATATCACCAGTGACTCCGCTACCTGCATTATTAGGTATGCCTGAAAATCCAGAAAAATCTAACTCATCAGAATAGTCAGCAAGTATATGCCATGCCAATACATCTGTAGAAGCATCAAATAACACTTTAACACTCATTCCAACAGTACTGTACCAGATGTTAGATATATTAACTTTAGTACAAGCCTGCCCTGTCATTGGGTCTTTGCTAAGAGCAGAAACGTCAATTTTTTTAACTGCCGCTTCTCCACTGCCATCACTGACATTGGTGAACTTAAATGTGGCGTACTTTGCCCCATCTGAAATTGTTTGTGTTGCGACTGCATCAGCCATTACATTCTCCTAAAAATAAGGGGTGAAATTCACCCCTCAATATTAACACACTAAACTGCGTATTAAGCTATGGTTGCAATTGGAGTTGAAAGAACAGTTGTCATCCACTTGGAGTTAGTTCCATCATCTGATACACAAGTCATAGAAACTCTAGCGTTTAGAACGGTTGAGTTTACTAGCGTCAAAGTATCTCCTGCTACATCACTTACTGCGTTAGCCGCTGTTCCTGCAACCAATGAAACCATGCCTTGGAAAGCTGATACAGCAGAACCGGGAAGTACAAACGTAGTTGTGGTACTACCGCCTACAGCAACAGTCAGTTGAAACTCATAATGAACGCCAACATTCCCAGTTGAGAGAGCAGGCATATTAACAACATTGTTTGCTGTTCCGTTAATCAAGAACAGAGTTCCAGACTGAGCGGCAGTTAGAGTTTGTGTCAAAGCACCTGCGGCGTTAAAGTCAGTGTTAATAGACTTTTTGCCAGTGATAGACTGAGTGACGGCGAGAGTTCCACCAACACTAGCATTATTGCTATAGGTAGAATTAGTTGTTACAGCACCTGTATCGCTGTTTTTAGAAATATCTGAAAAACCATTTTCGGAGCGAACTGCTCCAGTATAAGTTGTAGTACCCATGAGAATCTCCTGTCTTGGGTTAGTCTGCTGTTAAGCAGTCAGGGATAGTTAATAATAACGTGTTAAAAATAAAAAAGGGGGTTTTTACACCCCCTTCTTGTTTAGCTACTTAGCTTGATCCCGGAGAACCATAAATGCCAAGTGGATCGGATACACCGAACGAGTAACGCTCACGAGCTTTATAGCGAACATTACCAGTATCAAAGTCTCCATCCATACTAGTTTCAAGAGAAGTACGCTCAAAATGCTTCATTCCGTTAGGAATATCAGTAAGGATAAAGAAAGCATTGCTGTCAGTCAGATAGTGATTGACTGCATAGCCTTCTGGAATAGCACCCATATTACGGATAGCATTTATGTCGTTATCAGCAGTTGAAACACGTTGGTTAGTTTCTAGCAAACGATCTGCTGTAAACATCAACGCAGGTGGAACGATCAAACGAGTAGGACGAGCCGCAATAAGCAGGCCGCGCTCATCAGTGTATCCTGCAATAGTAATAATTGCATTCTCCAAAGATGTTTCGTTTAAGTCAGCCGCAGTTGCAGGACGGTTGCTGTTAAAGCCACCACCTACAGTTGGGTGACCGCCACCACCAGTAATACCATCGCTAACAGCAGTGAACAGGTTTACACCGTCACCAGACTGAAACGAATTAGTAAAACCGTTGTTTAGAGGATTAGCCGCTTTAACCTGCTTAGTGTAAGCCATACCGCGAGCAAGACCTTTGGTGTAACGAGCAGATAACGAATCATACAAGTTATCTTCCATAGCCTCTTCGGTAATAGCAAAACCCATAGCAATGGTTTCGTGGTTGTAGCGAGCAGAGAAAGACTCTTGTGCTGAATCATAAGAGATTGCAGAACCTTCGTTTTTAACTGGAGCCGCTCCAAAACCACTTAACTTGGTTTCCTCTTCAAATGAACGATCAGAACTCTCTGTATCATAAATAAGAGTATGCTCGTCATCATATTTTTCATACTCAAGGCCAAACAGGGCGTTAAGACCCGGAAGTAGCTCTTTAAGCATTTGTGCGCGTGAAATAGCCATTTGTTATATCTCCTTAAACGCCAGTTGAGTTGCGGTACGCATGATCGCCTGCATTATAAATGCAAAGAACATCAGTAAACGCATCACCGACTGAGCTAGTTGGCCCGTCTACAAATTCAACAATTCGTAGTGGGAGTGTGGCTGTTGTTGCGGCTGTACTAGCATCAAGCGCATTTTTACTGCGTCCAAAATCAATACTTCCGGCAGTCTGAACAGCACCTGCATTCAAAAACATAGTTGTTTGAGCAAGTGTAGCATCAGCCTGAATCTTAAACACAAGATCAGGGTCATCAACAACATAAGCCGAGATATCATCTGCCGCTGTACTAGCAGGGTAGAACTGGCTAAAGGTTAATTGCTTTGATGTTGGGTCAGTGTAAGAACAACCAACAAAAATTCCAATTGGAGTTAATGTTGCAGTTCCTGCGTCTAACTCAACGCCTCCTGCGGCGACTGGTTTTACGAAGTCACCATAAAAAATTGCAGTTCCATAGTTGTTAGCAATCTTCATGTGCCGAACTTTTCCCGAATAAGAGCCGCTCGCACTAAGAGTGTTAACTGGTTCTGCGCCGTTTGGGGTAGCAGTGGTAGCCATTATAGGCCTCCTTAAATAACAAAGTTAATCTTAGTTTAAGGAACTTACCCCAGTATTAGGGTTAGTTCCTTCCAAAAGTTGTCCTAGTGCTACGCTCTGGTTGTAACAGAGGCATTCTAGGATCATTCTCGCGTAAGTAGTTGTTGTCAACTGACTGCATCTGATTATCAGCGGCTTTCTGGAAATGTTTAGTTCTAGAATCCATCTTTTCCTTACTCGCTTTACATAATAATAATCCGCCAACTTCGATGTTACCCTTAAATTGCGAGTTAATATCTGACGTTAATAAAAGTTCAGGGTGGTCTTCAGCCTTACAAGGCTCCCAACCTTCTCTAAACATTCTAGAAACATGAGTATTATCTGACTCTCCAAGAGTACTTGTCCTAACCCATCTAAATACATAACCTTCCTGTGGAGTCGGGTCGGGTAAAATAGATGCGGGTGTCCATGTATCATCAGGACGAGTATCTTCTTTGCGTGAACTGTTTTCTCTGGGTTTGCGCTCTTCAGTCATTTCAGGTTCTCCTTTGCGAGTTGTCTGGCGTACTGTTCTGGGGTAATCCCTAATTTCCTAGCGAGAGAAACTTGGGTGGACGTTAACTGCACTTTGCGCGGTTTTGCTCCATTATTCCTATTGGATGAAGCCACTACCGTGGAGCGTTGATTAGCAGTCGCAGGCGCGGTACGTCCATTAGTATCGCTAGTATCCTGCCAATCAAATTTTGGGTACGACTCTCTCATACCTTTATCTATAAAGTCAAAGTATTCAAGAGTGTTAGGTTTAATTCCACTGTCAACAATAGCTTCTTCGTGCAACCCATAAGCTGTTGCAGTCATTCTTTTGCTGTCAGGAGACATAAACCATTTGTTCTTATCAGCCCATTCCTTAGCCTCTGGATCAACTGTAGGAGCTTGAGGTGCTTGAGGAGCAGGTTGTTGAGGCGTTTGCGCCCTATACTGTTGGTTGTACTGCGCTTGTTGCGCTAACTGAGCTTGATGATTATTAATGTTCTTTTCATATTTGTCAGCTTCAGCTAACTCAGCTTGAGCATTATACAAAGCTTCCTGAGAGTTAACGACAGTATCGGTATCACCTTCTTCATAAGCTTTTTTGTAAACAGCTTTAGCGTTTTCAAGCGTCATTTGCGCTTTTGCTTTTATCTGTCCTACTAAAGCAGACTCACCTCGCTGAATAATTGATTCGTATTCTTGATTCTTATTGTTAAGAGTCTGAGTAACACGAACTGCCTCATCGCGCATTCTTTCAGCGGCTTCTCTTTGCCGCCTTTCTTCATTTTGTTCATAACGCAATTTGTTTATGCGCTTTTGAACCTTATCACTATAACCTGAAAGCTCTTCCTCATCAGACGTTTCAGTTGTTTCAGGAGCTTCTGCTTTTGCAGGCCTGCGGTCATCAACAGGTCTGTCATCAACAACTTCTAACTCTATGTCAGACTCAGCTTCCAGATCAGAAGATTTATCTTTTTCTCTTTTGACAATCTTTGTTTTTACGCCAAAAAATTTATCTTCTAAACTTGCCTCTACGGGAGGTTGCTGTTCGTTTTCTTCCACTTCATTTAATTCACTCATACTTTACCTATGCCTCTTGGGTCTTGGACTACAGCTTCAACGCTGTCATCGTTAATTAAGCGAAACTCTTTCCCATGCACTTTAAAGCGAGTGCCTGAGTAAGATCGCATAACAATCCAGTCGCCTTCTTTACAGAAAGCTCCCGATGGGAATCGTTGAGGATCAGAGTAAGAGTCTGGGCCAAGTTCTAGCACCATCCCTACAATTGAACCCACTTCTTCTTCTTGCAACGATTTGGCAGATTTAATAATTCCGCCCTCGGTTTTTTCATCTGGGTCAGGTAAAGCAATCAATATTTTATACCCTTTCGGGCTAGGCAATTGACTGGCCTTTTCTCCTTTTTCATCTTTCTTTGCTAATGATTCACTCATTAGATACTACCTTATGCACTGGAAAAAAGCGTCCAGAGTCGCTGTGCATCGCCTTGTGCGATGAATTACTCGGCTTCTAACTTACTTTTTAAGTCTAAAAGCTCTCTTTCTGCAAGGGCTAAACCCTCTATGATTCCGCAACACTTTGCGTACTCATTATAATCTTTACATGCGCCACCAGAAATGTGATCGCTCATGTCGTTCATCTGTCCTCTTAGCTTATCTCTAAGATACTCAAATGAATTGTTTGCCGATCTACTCATTAGTCATAGACTCTACGATTTCTCGACCTATCTTAAATCCTTCAATTTGATCTTTAGATGCAATCCTTCTGGACTCTAACTGCTCTCTAACATTATCTTCGGCAATCTTAACGGCCAACTTAGCTTTTTCAATCTCAGCTTGTTGATCAAGCTTCTGCTTATCAAATTCTGCTTTAGACTGAGCCTTAGCCGTTTCAAGTTGCATTTTAGCCTGATCAAGTTCTGCTTTAGCTTGTGCTTGCATCTCCTTGATTTGCAACTCTTTCTGCGCCATCTGAACAATAGGGTCTTGCTGTTGCTCTTGGGCTTCTTGTTGCTGTTGCTCTTGTTGATTTTTGTTTTTAAGCTGTTCTGCCGCAGGTGCCACCAGTCTGGATATTCTAAGTTCAATATCTTCTGGTAGTTCTTCACCTTCTGGTGGAAGCTCAACACCAAGTTCTTTCTCAACTTGTTGGCGATAAAGAAATGCAAGGTGATCCTGTATATGGGATGCCATAGATGATTGCATTACTTGAGCGTTTGGACTCTTACCTGCAAGCTCTTGAATCTTAGGGTCTTCCATAAAGGCCATGTGCGTTTTAATGTGCGCCTCATGATCTTGGTATATAAAGGGCTTAACAGGATCGCCTCTAAGAATATTCATATTCTCACTAACAGGGTCTGTTGGCTTTTGCTCATCTTCTTTTGGAATTATCTTATCTGCATCGCGGATGTTAAGAACCTCAAGCATCTGCCTGTGTAGCAAAGGAAGATCATACATCTCTGGATTTTGCTGAGATAACTGCAATGCGGCCTGATATTGCATGATTCTTTGGGCCATAGTGCCTGAATT